ATCACCTTGAGCGTCGCGCCCTCGATGGTGAAGATTGCGGGCACGTCGGCGGGCTGCGAGGGGTACGCAGCCTGCAAATAGGACGGATGCACGTAGGAGAGCTCCCGCCTGGTCTGGCCGGTCCAGGTGACCCGGCGCCAGGTCAGATAGTCGCTCGGCAGGGTGGCGAAGCCGCTCGCATCGGGGGTGAGCGATGTGGTGGCCTCCATGTTGCGCACGCGCAGGCGCCGCTGCGCGGTCGCTTCGAACAGCGCGACGAAATTGCCGTACTGCGCCGCGAACAGGCTGTGATCGAGCCAGGCGCCGAGCGCGGCTTGCAGGTCAGTGTAATTACTGAGGCTCATTTGCTCTCATACGGCGTTCGGTCGAGATCGGGAGGCAACTGCGCGGCTTGCGCGTGCAGCTTCTTCTCGGCCATGCGGATAACGGGCTTCCACACGTCCTCGTATTCGGCCGGGTCCATGCCGAGCACGTCGCGCGCGAAGCGGTTTTCCGCATGCGTGGCAAGCTCGTGCGCGGGATCGTAGCCGCAGCCCCAGGCGAGCATCGCGGTCTTCTCCCAATGCTCGTGCGTGAGGATGCCGCGCACCAGGCCGTTCGGCCGGAGCCGGTAGATGCGCTTGCCGCGCTTGATTTGCTCCGGGGTGTCCTTGTCGATGTAGATCGTGCCGCCGTCCCGGCTGTAGCCGCCGAGATACGGCACGTCGTAATCGAAGCTCACCGCAAAGCCGCGCGCGAGCACGGCCTGGAAGCGCGGATCGTGGAGCGCGCGGTCGTATTCCCGCTCGCCGAGCAGCGCGTGGTGGTGCCTGTCGCCCGCGCTCATGTCATGCTTTGTCCGTCGTAGGGTGCGCAAAGCCGCGCGTTTGCGCGGCGTGCGCACGCGGTCGGGCCTGACAGCGTGCGCACGGCTCGCAAGAGCGAGCCTTTGCACACCCTACGCGGTCCGCAGATAGCGCCAGTCGGGGTCGGCGAGCTTGCGCGCCACCAGGGCGTCGAACTCCGGGCCCGACATGCGCAGATCCACGTTGCCGCGCGCCCACTCCTCGTTCAGCCACGCATTGATGATGTTGAGCGGGATGGACGCGACCTGGCGGAAGTCGCCGCGCTGCGGCCCGGCATTCGCCAAGGCCTTGTTGTGCTCGACGATATCCTCCACGTCCTGATAGCTGTGCGCGATCAGGTCACGGCCGTCGAGCCGCAGGCGGGTCTCGGGCATAAGATCGTCAGCGCGAGATCAGCGCGGCCGAGAACATGGCCGAGATGTTGGAGCCGGACGCGCCCGACGGCGTAAACGACAGATAGTCGTCCGCATTCGCATAGACCGGGCTCGTCGGCGTCATGCTCGCCACCTCGCCGGCGCCTGCGCTTGCCACCGGGATGAGGAACGGGCTTCCCGCAATCGCCGTACCGTTGAGCGCCACCGCCACCGAGCAGTCGGCCGTGGTGATGGCACCGTTCGTCACCGCGTAAACCAGGCCGATCTGGCAGCGGAACGGAATGCGGATATAGGCCGCCGCCGGCGAGCCGCCGATGCTCGGGCTGTACGTGTCCTTGTGGATGACGTTGAATTTGTGGACTGAAGGATAAGCCATGATGGGGTTCCTCAGATTTCAGAGATCAGAGGACAGACGACAGTAGACGGAGGACGGATAAAATCCGTCTACCGTCGTCTGTCGTCCGTCTACCGGGTTACGACCAGTTTCCGACGGTGCCCAGAACCGGCACCTGCCAGATGCGGAAGAACGATCCGGCCTTGTGCACGACGCCGGGGGTTCCGCTCGCGCCCGGCCGCGCGCTCGCCTTCATCTGCGGAATGAGCGTCCCGCCGGCGAGGCAGGACAGCGTTCCGACAAGCTGCACCGCGACCTGCTCCGTGGCCGATGTGGAGGCAGCGGTCACCACGACCGCGGTGGACAGTGCCGAGCCGGTGAAGAACCCGCTCAGGCCGCCGGTTGCCGGCGTGTTGGCCGTGGTGCCGGAGTTGCCGAAGGCCTGATAGCCGGTGCCGGCCGCATTGAACGTCGCGGTGCCGCCGAACAGCGTTGCCCAGGTGTGCGAGGTAGTTCCGGTATTGGTCAGGTAGTAGTTCGCCTCGAAGAAGTACACGCCGCCGGCGGAGATCGTCAGCGCGCCGTTGTTGGTGGTGAAGAGCGCGGCGGCGACCGCCGAATCGAGCCCGGCATTGCTGTCGGCTGCGCTGTCGGCGGCCTGGATGATGTACTGCTCGGCATCGATCATCGGCGAGGTGGCCGCGACCGCGCCCGGCGTTGTGGCCAGATAGGTTGCGAGCTGTGCCGCGGTGGCCTTCTTCGTGCGCGACGTGCCGCCCGCATCGAAGGCGTGAAACTCGGTCCCGGAGAGAACAGAGGCAATCGCGCCCTCGCCGTCGATGGTATATTCGGTCACTGGGATGTCTCCTGTTTTGTTTGCTCGCGAGAGTAGACAGACGACAGTAGACGGACGACGGATAAGAATCCGTCCTCTGTCGTCCGTCCTCCGTCTACGACGTCGTCAAATCGAACACCCCGCCCGAGCCCTTCTCGTTGCGCGCCACCAGCGCGTACTCGGAGAGCATCATGCGGCGGTCGGAGTCGCCGGTCTTCGCCAGCGGCACCGACACCATGCGGCGGCCGTTGAGGAAGGCGAGCGCCCACATCTCGAGCCACAGCACCAGCACGTCGCGGCTGCGCTGGAAGCGGTTGGGCGTGATCTTGAGCGTGCCGAAGTCGCTCTCGTAGGCATCGACCGAGGCGATGATCTTCTTCCGCTTGGTGGACTCGATCTGGGTGGCGCGGCCGGTGAAGGTCGAGAACACCTGCTTGTTGAACGCGCCGGTCATGATCGTGTCGGGCTTGCCGCCGTTGGTCCAGATGTTCTGCAGCACGGTCTTCAGGTTGGCCTCGGTGAACGAACGCTGCGTGCCGTCGGTGCGGGTGCCGGTACCGTCGGCCGCGGACGGGTCGGAGCCGCCGCTCCCTTTGCTCGTGTTGCTCTTGATCCACGAGATGACAGAGGCGGTTTTCCGGGCCGTGGTGTCGTTGCCCGTGTTCTTGGCCTGGTTGGTGCCGCAGAGGATCGTCTCCATGTCGCGCTTGAGCTCGAGCCCCTTGAGCATCTCTTGATAGGCGAGCTCGTCGTCGCGGCCGGCATGATCGACGGCGCGCTGGGAGCCGGTCACCCGGGCGACCTTGGTGCTGATCTGGTTGATGTTGCCGAGCCGCACCGTGGCGGTCACCGTATTGGTGTTGGCGTCGTCGCCTTCGAGCTGCGCGTTCGTGTTGTCGGCAGCGGCGAGAGACTGCGTCTGCCACTCGTGGTTCACGGCGGAGGCCTTCTCGCGCTCGATCCCCGACATGAAGGGCGTGTCGGTGGGGTCGATGCGGTAGATCACATCGGAGAGGTCTTCGCGGTTGCCGATCGCCTCGTAGGAGGCAAACGTGTTGGTCGGGAGAGCCATGGTCTGAGCCTTTCGTTAGCGGGCTGTCTTCAACGTGCAGCTCTGCGGGCAGCGATGAGCTGCGCCGCGATGCGCGTTGCGTTGGGACCGCGCGCGGTTTCGAGTTGCTTGGTGAGGTTCTGGATCTCGGCCTGTGCGCCGGCATTCTTCGCCTGCGCCACGCCGGGCCGCTGCACCGGTGGAACGGGTTTGACGACCGCGGCCTTCGCCTTCTCCTGCGCCTCGCGCCAGAGCGTTGCGTCGCGGATGAGAAGCTGCATGCGGTGGTCGCGGAGAGAGATATCCTTCTCGCCGTTCCACGATGCGGCCAATTCCGCCTCCGCAAAGCCCACGTCTTTGAGGACGGAGATTGCGCTGGCTTGCAGCTTTGAGGCCTTCGCCTGGTCCGCCATGTCGAGAACTTTCTCGGCGAAGAGATCGTCCTCCTTCTTGGCGAACTCGGAGAATCTCTGCACCCGCTCCTGCCCTTGGCGCCATTGTGACGCCTGCATTTCCTGCGCGACCGCCGCGATTTTCTTCTGCGCCACGTCCCATTGCAGGTAACGCGGCCAGTCTTCGCGGGCGAGTTTTTCCACATCGGCTATGGTCCTGATGTCGGAGAACTCGCCGGCTTGCGACGATTGCAGGGTTTGCAGGAGCTGGGGCAGCGCGGCCTCGTACTGCGCGCGTGCCTGTTCCACCGCCTGCTCCTTGGCCGTGAGGCCCTTGAGCTTTTCGGCGGCTTCGTTCTGGCTGCGGTTCAGGGCACGGTCGCGTTCCAGCTCGCGCTCCGCAAGATAGGCTTGCGTGTCGCGAGGGAGGGACAAAAACCGTTCCTTCTCCTCAGCCTTCCATGACCTCGGGGGCTCGATGGCCGGCAATTCCGGTTCGGCCTGG